CTCTCCGATGCATCCGACCGCCGATACAGCTTCATCTCCCAGTACATATGACCCCAATCGCAGTCACTGCACTCCGTTATTTACATCAACGCATTTTACAATATCGCCCTCAAAAATCTTTGCGCCGTTTTTATCTTTAAGACCTGTGTACTGTCCTACGGTGTCAGGGTCTACTTCGATTGAATATGGTGCGCTGGCATAATTGGGCACAATACAAGTTTCTTCTTCGCCAGTCCAGCCATAACAGTAAACATAGCCATACACCCACTCGCCGTTATCTGTTTGCTTACCGCGAAACTCAACATCACGCATTGTTTTTACCTCCGTCCATTTTTGCGCCGCAGTGCAGGCAATAAAAAAACTCACGGTCTATTGGTGTTTCTCTTCCAGTCGCGATGTCTATACTGTGATGACATTCGGGACAATAATAATTACCATCGTCAGGGTTGTTGTACATCTTAATCCATTCGCCATGTTTAATCTCTTGTACATCAGCGGCAGGAGCTTCTTTTAAAATTTTAACAGCGGCATTCCAGCCGTCCGCATAACCTTTGTTCTCAAAAACATCTCGGTTACACAAGCCTATCCCGAGCGCAGCACGGTCAATATAGTCACTCATTCAACTGCCCCTCCATCCTGCGATTCCATGCTTCCGCTGCGAACTGCGGCCTCGCATATCTGTCAGTAGCAAGAAAACATTTTTGACACTCCACATAAAATGTTCTTTGCCCCAGAAGCTTTGCTCTGCCTCCGCAGCATGGGCAGCTTTTAAGTTTCATCTCTTTATCCATCATCATTTATTTCTCCCGGCGGGCACATAACACCAACTTTGTGGCGGCCGTTCGAGCCCAAACTCACTAAGTCTTTTTGGATCATCGTAAATAACAAGGTTAGATATATTCCAGCCGAATCCTACCTTGCCGTTTCCAAGATAACTTATAATTTGTTTATCCGTAAGGCAAAGAAGAGGAACTTCTATTTCCGATATTTCTTGCGCACCGAGATATTCAAAAGCAATTGGGAAAATAGCGTTACACACAAATTCCCCAATAACTCTACCGCAAAAGGAAAGTTGCCCTTTCTCTGCATCACTTCCACCTTTGGTGCAGTAGATATAACACTTAAACGGTGTCTTGATTTTTGGTTCGTTCTTTCGAAGTTCGACTTTTTTCTTTCCGCTTGCTATCAGTTCGCAATATCGTGGTCTGATACTCAGCAAAATTGACTTTGTCATAACTCCCCTCCGCCGTTGCAGGAATACTCTTTAAGCGCAGCCGCAGCCTGCGACATAAGGTATTCAATGCACTCAAAATCTCCGCTTGGGTCATTTAACGGACACTCTGAGCAAGAACCGGGTGCACCCGCTCCGCAGAGTTCCGTCGCCTGGATCAGCTGCTCAAGGGTCATATTCATCGTTGTGTTCATTTGCAGGACCTCCGTCACTCAATCGTCGGTAACTCCGGCAGCGGCATCCAATAAGTCACCTGTGGATCATCCCAATCCGGATAAGCCTCAAAAAGCCAGCCCTCGCCGGCGTAAAATGTTGCAAGTTCATGGGCACTATCCAACTCTAAATGCTCTCGCGGTCTGCCGCTCGCGATAACTAATACGCCCTGCTCGTCTTCGGGCAGCCTGTCGTTGACGCTTATCCACGGTGATGCGGTCAGCTCTTCGAGCCGTTCCCTCGCGGCGCAGATAACCGCGCAGCCGTGGATTCCGCAATCGTACTCATATTCGCATCCAAGACAGGCGATAGATCCGGTCTGCACCGACAGCCTCCGCAGCGCCTCTATAAGGATTTTATCGTCATTCATTTTCATTCTCCTTTCAGCAATTCATGTTCGCCGCTCTGGAGCTGAAGCTCCGTCTCAGACATCTCATAGCCCAACTCGCAAAGGAACTCATAAATTCTGTCAAGGCTTTGGTTCCCTCTGTATTCCGGTGCTGATTTAGCGTTGTTTGATGCATACCACCCGGCGGTATAGTAGCCTCTGTTCTCATCGTCTCCGGCAAGCGCATACGCAACAACTATCGGCGCACGCTTGTCCTCGGCGATAAACTGCCGCCATTTCGGCGCATCTACAGAATACTTTTCATCGCTTCCAATCTCGGAATTGATATATTTTTTGTCGCACGAGCAATAGCCCGTTATTATACGACCCGCGAACTGTACAGGCCACTTGATGATTGTTTCTTTATGTTTTTCAACGGCGGTAAAGTTCTTGACAAAGTTTACGCGGCATTCATACGCCGTTTTTGTCAAGCGCATTAACTCACGGTTGGCACTGTCTATGCGCTGTTCGCATTCTGATTTTTTCTCTTTCTTCTTTGGTACTTTGGCCTTTTTGCGCATAAGGTACGCCGTGCCATATGATATTTCCCAAAAAAGCTCTTCTTTGTTTTTGGGCTCTTTAAAGGTTCCCTCTTTCCAGTCTGTAATCGCACACTGTTTGACCCGCTCGTAGGCGGTGCTGTAGATTTGGCCTTTTACGGCTTTCGCGCCGATTGACTTTAGCTCGGCTTTGACAAGCGGCGTTTTCTCGGCTTCAATTTGTCGCCTCTTCGCGCGAGAAAGGCTAAACTCAAAATCGCGTGTTCCGATTACTTTCAGCAGTTCGCGGCGCTCTTTTTCGTCTTTTACGTCCGCTATCCGGACATAGTCCTCGAGCTTTCCGCCGCGCTCCACCGCCTGCTGCATCTGCGCTGTCGGCAAAGTCGCTATCTTCAAGCGCTTGCGCACAGTCGTTTCGGCGAAGCCGGTCTTTTCGACAATCTCGGCAACCGACACGCCGAGGTTAAACATCATCTGCATACCCTGCGCCTGCTCGTAGACCGTCAAATCAGATCGCTGCATATTTTCAAGCAGCATCGTAGACAGCTGCGTTTTATAGTCCATATCAACCACGGCGCAGGGAACCTCAGTCAGTCCCGCCTGCTTTGCGGCCGCAAGTCGTCTGTGTCCGATGATAACGGTATACATGCCGTTTTCGGCCGGAACGACCGTCAGGTTCTGCAGGATACCGCGCGCCTTAATAGATTCCGCCAACTCCGTGACGTCGCCGATATTCTTTCTCGGGTTGTCAGGGTGTTGCAAAAGCTTCGTTACTTCGATGTTTGTTATCATGATTTGTCTCCCTTCCTGTTATGGTTTGCCCGCTCTCGGATTCTTAACTTTATCCTGTCTTCAAGCTCTATCAGCTTGTCCTCGCGGCAAAAGCCATAGATGATAAGTACGACGGCGACAAATTCAAGCGCCGTCTGAATCACGAATTTCAGTGCCATAGTTATACCTCCTCAGGGTCATACTCATTCTCAAGTCCTGTACCTGTCAAATCAACCATCTCTCCGAAATCGTCGTATGCGCAGGGGCGAGCTCTGGCAAGGAGCGGACTGTCACCAACCGCATCTATCATTCGTGCGCTCCTACCTGTTTCAGTCATCGCTGACAGAATATTTTTGTCCTTGCGAAGCTGAAACAAGGTGTTGAGCTCCTTGCGATATCCAAATTGCTCCATGCAGACCTGATATGCCTTTGGGTGAGTTTGCCTGAGTACACTCAGATGATTGTTTTTGAACTGGATATCAGTCCCGCAAAACATACAGCCATTGCGTTCGATGTGTCTTGTTTCGCCGTCCACGGTCTCATAGGCAATGTCATAAAGTGGCGGACGCTCAACACCGTAAGTATTTATATACTCCCACACATCTTCATCTCGCCACATGGCTATTGGTGACATGTGATAGAACGGCTCGTCCTTGATATGTGGTCTGTGCGAGGCAAATATCGGGCCTCTTGTCGCCACGTTGAGCATACGGGTGTGAGATTCGGCAGCCATTAAACCTTTGATTATAATGCCGACATCGCGCTCGGCCTGAACGCGCTCCGAGGGCTCTTTTTTTAGCAATTTGCAGCAATGCTGCGAGAATTTGCATTCGCGCAATGTTTCGTAATATTCTTTAAGTTTTTCGTCTTCGGAAAGCGTGTCAGAGTATTTTAGAAAGCACTCGATGTTTATTCTATGAGCGTCGAGTTTTGAAGCAGCTTTTCCGAGCAGCGGAGCGCCATACTGTTCGAGACAATACGCGAAATTCATTTTATGTCCCTTGAAATAGCAGTTCGTCCTGTCGAGTTCATACCCGCGTTTTTTTGCTGCCGTAATTAAAGCTCCCTGTCCTTTGAGCTTGCCGTCCGCCTTTAATACCTCATCAAGAGCACCTTCAGATTCCAACTTTTCGATAAGCTCGCGGGCAAAATCATATCTCAGCTCGTCATGGTCGAGACGCAACAGTTCGGTCTCAATAAATCTATCACCGTAATGCGCCTTGCCATATTTTCGTGCAAAGGCCAAACTCTCGGGAAACTCCACGCCTGTGTTGCCGAAAATACAAAGTATCTTACCGTGTAACGTTGGCACAAAGCGTTCGACAAGATCAGCAACAACAAGGCTGTCTTTGCCGCCGGAGAAAGCGAGGGCGACATTGTGACTCGTGATTTTTTCGCACTGTTGCAACACTTCAATAGAAAAAGTGACTTTGTCGCTGAGCGGCAGTTTCTGAAGTTCGATGATTTCACCGAAAGTGTAATTGCTCTTTATCATTCCCCTGCCTCCCCAAAGAACCTATGTCCGCCGATAGTGCAAACATAGGTCTGCGACTCATGCCATTCGCTGCTCACAAGCGCCGGCGCATAGAAATATAGAATCTCGGCGTCGGTTGCTACTTCGCCGCTGTCAAAAACCGCACTGACCGCGCGTTTCACATCTTCGTTCGGTTCGGGTCTTTTGTCGGTATACCCGAAGCTCTTGACGATTTCCGTGGGGCGTTTGTGTTCCGATTTGCAGGCGTCGAGAATGCATTGTGCCACCGCCATTTTGCCTATATAAGGCTCTGCACCGGCCTCGGCCATTACGACGCTCTCCACTATCGCCCGCTCTTCTTCTGAGAGCTCGTAGCACACCTTTGTTTTCTCTTCGCAGGTCATGATCGGCTCCGCCGCAGGCGGCTCGGAATCCACTCTGTATGCGGTTGCGGCTGCATCAGCGCGTGCCGGCACGGCGGCAAGTGCATAGATCAGACACAGCGCAAGAATCGCGAACACTATTAATACTTCCCTGTTCATATCATTCACCTTTCAGCAAAAGCTTATTTCATCGGCAACAACCTCGATAGCTGTTCTGTTGTTGCCGTTTTTGTCTGTATACTGTCTGCTCTGCAGAGCACCACGCACGGCTATCATATCTCCCTTGTTGAAATGATCCGCAACGAACACAGCGGTCGAACGCCAGGCGACGATATCAAAAAAATCCGTCTGTTTTTCTCCGCCCGAGGAAGTGAAGCGACGGTCAACCGCTATCCTGAAAGCCGTGACCGCCGTTCCGTTTTCGGTGCTTCTGCACTCCGGCGTCCTTGTAAGTCTCCCCATGAGAACCACTGAATTCATCATTCGAACGCCTCCTTATTAAATGTAATTCTTATAAAAATTCGCGATAAAGTCCTCGATTGTCCAGCCATGCTCTTCCATAGCCTTACGCTGACCGTATTCATGCAGCGCTTGCATCTTCTCGCGGTTGTTATGCACACCCTCTTTGTTGTCCCTGTGGCAGTAGGGGCACAGCTGAACCGTCAGCTTGTACTTCTCACTCTTCTTGCGCAGCGCTCCGCCGAAAATATGATGCTTCTCGGTATCGCAATACTGATGGCACAAAAAACACTCTGTATACATTTATTTATCCTCCTTAATTTCCCGTGTATCGGGATAATCCTTGTCGCTCATAGTAATTGCCGATTCGTTTCTGCAGCGGTCGGCTTATCTTTTCTGTATAGATATTGACCGCAACAAGACCGTTTTCCTCGCTGATGCTCTCCTCCGGGGTCTTAATCATCCACTTTTTCGGCATTCCCTCGTCGAACAGCAGTTCCACCGTCCGGTTACCGGATACCGATTTTGCAACGAGCTTCTGCAAAGCCGTCCCCTCCCTTTCTTTAAATTCTTGAACGAGCTGGCGCAGTTCCGGCCGGAACCGTTCTATCATCAGCATGTCAAAAAAGAATCTGTCTTCGTCTGAAAGTGCCATTATTTCATTCTGCGCCTTCTGAAACGCTATGTATTCCGCGTGTATCTCCGGATCCTTGAGATTTGTTATATAGCCGTATGGGTTGTCGTGCATAAATTTTCCGTCTTCTATCTCGAATACTCCGCGCATGATTTCCGGATCCTTTGTTATCGGGTTCAGCTTCATCGGCGTTTTCTCCTTCGTGGCTTATAGTAGGCGCAATAATCGTCGCTCGCCGGTGTTTCCCTGAGTCTGTCTTCTTGGACGCTGTAGTTGCATAGGGTATTGCTCCAGTCTGCCAACGGATTTCCGCCGCCGTACACATGCCTGTATTCACATGATTTACAGATTTTGCATATTTTCCAGTCTTTTGAAAGCATATGTTGTCCCTCTCTGTCGGTCTGCCGTGCTCCGGGGAAATTGGAGGATTGTAGAAAAATGAATTGTGCCCTAATACGTTTCAGAAAGGTGTGATAAAAATAAGATCAATATGCGGGATTCTCCCCGGAGCACGGCAGGACGACAGCAAAAAAATATTCAATTAGTATTCTCCGAACACTGCCATATCAACGACATTCTTTGCTGCGTTTGTTATCACGGCGCGGACAAAGTGTTCAAATTCCGTGTGCTGCATTATGCCGCCGTGCTCGTTGTATTCAACCAGCGCTTTCGGCCTGATATCGTAGCACCATTCTTTTTCGCGGATGTATGCGGTGCCGATCGGCAGCGCCTGCTTCTGCAGTCCGTTATAGATAAAATCTTTAGGTCGTCCGAGATACCTCGCGGCCATCTCAACCGGCACGCTGCCTTCAATCGCGAGGATTTCTTCTTTTGTAGGCTTTGGTTTCAAAACTCGCGGCATTTTATGTACCTCTCTTCAAAAAACATATTAAAACAGTTCGCCGATCTGGCAGTTATACGCCGCTGCTATTATCGGCAGCATTTCCGCTCGCGGACTGCTGTCACCCGTCTCCCACATCGATACCGCAGACTGTCCCACGCCTATTTTCTCTGATGCCTGCTTCTGCGTGAGTCCTGCCGCCTCGCGCATATTTTTAAGGTTTTTCAGCTTCATGTCGATCATCTCCAAAACAAAAATATCAAGTAGCTTGATTAAATCATATATCAAGTCACTTGATATGTCAATAGTTTTCTTCAATTTTCTTGATATTTACTTGATATTTGCTGATAATATCAGTATTATTGATATTGATAGGAGTGATTAGGATGAAAAATAGAATTAAGGAATTACGCAGCGAACGCAGAGTCACACAAGCTACACTTGCCAAATATCTTGGCGTGGCGCAGAACACCTTGTCATATTGGGAAAATGAGACCTATGATATCGACACTGGCAGTCTTCAGAAGATTGCCGACTATTTCGGAGTAACGACCGACTATGTTCTTTGTCGCGATTCGGCACCTGTCTCCCAACCAACAACCGACAGGACTGTTTCTGATGAGGATATCATGTTTGCTCTTTTTGACGGTGACAAAGATATAACCCCGGAAATGTTCGACGAAGTCAAACAGTTCGCGAGGTTCGTCAGAGAAAGACACAAAAAATAAATCGGAGGTTATGTTATGTGGTGGATAACTTTAATAATTGCGGCTGTTCTTTTCATAGCATTTTCCGCATTTCTCAAACTGTCTTATGTGAAAAGCTACAGCGGTCCGATGGGTGAACTATCTTTATCAATCGCAAAAAGCTATGCTACATTCTCGCCGCTTTTTAAGTTCAGTCCAAATTTTCTTGACATAATATTATCTCTGCTGTATAAGCTAATCCTTTTTATAATTGCCGCACTGTGTGTACATTTTTTTGATACGATACTCATTCCAAGCATATTGTATGGAATCTATCTCGGGACAACCATTTTTGTGGCAATCGCACGTCGCATTCAAGAAAAGCAACTTTGTTACGCTGACTTAGATCTCCGCGATCCGGAATCAACGCACAACATTATGAGGTTTTACGAATACTTTAATCCTATAAAAAGAGCTTTTCTCACATTGCCCGTCTATCATTTCATATTAACCGTACTGCTTATAGTTACATATTTACTCAATAAATAAAAACAAAATACAAAAGGGTGTTTATATGGATTACGAATATGCTTTAGCTTGTGCCATCGTGCCATTGGTTTTATATTGCCTTCCGCTTTGTTTCTATCGGTATCTCGTGCGCGGATATCCGCTCTCAAAGAAATCTGCAATTATAACCGTGCTCGTTTACGGATTTGTATTCTCTCTTACTTTCAGTTTGATAATGTCTGCCATTACCGGCATAACCGTTACCCCAGCTTCTACTTCATTTACTGCATTTTACGGCTTAGTTTCATATTTTCTGCTGACACGCGGCGGTTCACATAAACAGCCTAAGAACAACCAAGGCTCGACTGTGGAGCCGGACGAAGCAAAGAAAGATGTTTCCGCTTCGGTCGTTGAAGATGCGGAACGCGCCGAAGAATGTCCGCAGGAAGATAATAAGTCCTCTGTTACTTCGGAAGAAACCAATACCACAGACCCGCTCCCGGAGAAATCGCGCGCTTTCAAGGACGAGGACAAGCCTGCCACCAAAGAGCGCCGGGTAATAACACTGAAAGCGTCTTCGCTGGAAAAGGATAAAGTCCTTTTAAAGGTTAATATCCCTTCGGCTAAAACAAAAAAGATTTTAACTGTTATCCTGATATCCGTTCTCGCTGCGGCGGTCATCGCCCTTTCCATAGCGTTCCCGCTCACTCTCAAGACTCAAAAAGCCAAAGCTTATCATGATGGTTATTACAAAGGTTACCTTGAGGGATACCATTATGCGCAAGATGCTCAAGGAACCACTGAATCATACGGAACCAATAGTAAATATCAGCTACCGTCAGAAACCAACGAACGCGGTGAAACGATCGATGAGAGAATCGCACGTGCAAACAGCAAATACGGTCATTAAACAAAAATCAGAAAGGCATCGAAATGACAAGTCTTGATAGTCTATATGAACTCGCAGAAGATGAAGAAATAGAGATATATGCGTTTGACCTGCCGCTGACAGGTTCCGTCTCCACTATGGAGCCGGACGGCACTTGTTATATCGGAATCGATCCTTTCTCAATCGACTCCCGCTCCGAAGAGGCGGTTTGCAAAATATTTTCGCTTCGGAAAGTGACCTCGTTTTTGGTCT